ATATCAGTTCTGTTCCATTGCTTGCAGTTTTTGGTTATCCAAACGCAGATGAGATAACAACAGGCCCGAATGAAGCATTATCATTACCACCTGAATCAAGGATGGAATATGTCAGTCCATCGGGTGACAGTTATGACAGCCAGTTTACAAGGCTTAAAGATATTGCAGATCAAATAAATACACTTTCACTAGCGGCGGTGCTGGGTCAAAAGCTAGTTGGCGAGTCAGCCGAGGCCAAGAGAATTGATAGATCACAAAATGACAGCACAATGATGGTCATTGCCCAGCAGATGCAAGACTTGATTGATAACTGTCTTAAGTTTCATAGTGAATATCTTAATGAACCAAATGCAGGCAGTAGTTTTGTAAATAGAGATTTTGTTACTGCAAGATTAGAACCACAAGAGATTCAAAGCCTATTACAACTATTTACTGCTGGAACTATTAGTCAGGAGACATTACTTACACAATTAAGCAGTGGAGAAATTCTTGGTGATGATTTTGATGTTGAGGAAGAAGTCGAGGCAACACAATCAGGTGGATTGATTGAAATGGAAGCCCCAACCCAAACTGATGAATCATAGTAAATGGCAGTTCCAGAAGCTTTCTACCGTGAAGCGATTGATCTGAACAGGTACAGCAATAAAGTTCAGTTTCAAATTGCAAGTCAGTTTAATGAGGTAATTTTAGATGTTCTTAGAAAAATAAGAGATCTTGAAGGTAATAGCCCAACTACGACTGCAAGGCTGCGATCAATCTTGGCACAAATGGTTGATAGTTTGAAAGGTTGGGAGAATGAAAGTGCAGCTTATATGATTGATGAACTTCAAAACTTGGCAGAGTTTCAAGTTGGTTTTGTTCGAGATCAATTGCAAAGAGTTTTACCAAAAGGGGAGTTTCAGGTTAATACAGTTGCTGTTTCTCCTGACTTTGCAAAATCTATTGTCACAAAAGATCCGACTGCTTTAACTATTCGATTGCGTGATAAAGATGGTGTATTTAGATCTGCTCAGTTTGCATTGACCGCAAAAAGGGGATCAGAAATATCATTACCAAACGGAAAAAATGTAAGAAAATCATTTAGAGGTATTTCTGAAGATTCTGCTTCAAGATTGTCAAAAGCAATAAGGCTTGGTGTTTTAGAAGGCGAGTCTTTACCAAAGATTGTAAGAAGGCTTAAAGGGCCAAACCTTAGATTTAATGCTAAACCAAAAAATTCAATTGCATTAAACTCTGCATTAAAAAATTCAGAGGGAATGCTTTTATCAAACAAACAAATCCAAACTGTTGTAAGAACAACTGTTAACCAGGTACAAAATGCAGCAAGTCAGGCGGTATATGCAGCAAACAAAGATATTACTGGAAGGTATCAATATGTCGCAACGCTTGATGCAAGGACAAGTTCTATCTGTCAAAGGTTAGATGGCCAATTGTTTAGATATGATCAAGGCCCTGTTCCTCCGCAACATTTTAACTGCCGATCAACTACCGTTCCTGTTATTGATGACGATGATTTGGCAAGAGCTTTTCCTAATACAAGACCAAGTGCAACAGGTCGTGTTCCTCAAGATACAAACTATGCAACATGGTTAAAAGATAATCCTGATTTACAAGATAAGGTGTTGGGAAAAAAGAAAAGATATTTCAATTATTTGATGAGTCCTAAAAGAGGTACAAAACAACTTAACGCCACAAATGCTTTAAAAAAAATTATCCGTGAAGATGGAACAGAGTTAACATTAAAAGAGTTAGCTGATAAATACAAAGATGCCAATTAAAAAGGGGAAATCACAAAAGACAATCACTGGCAATATCAGAATGTTAATGAAAGAAGGTAAGTCAAGATCACAGGCAGTTGCGATTGCATTATCTACAGCGGGCAAAAACAAACGTAAAAGGAAATAATTACAAGTGGTTCACATAATACTGCTATAGGAATTACCAATGGTGTTAATAATACTGCTGTAGGAAATACTATTGGTTACAGGAACACAGCTATCGGTAATAAATTCTAAATCTCAATGTTTGCAAGGGTTTTAGTATGTACAACTGGTTTCAATAATATTGCTATTGAAAATACAAGTGGTTGATAAAACACAGCTATCGGAAATACTAATGGTACGCATAACACTGCTGTAGGAATTACCATTGGTACACATAATACAGCTATAGGAAATACAAAGGGTTACTGAAATACAGCAATCGGTTTTTTTGTGTAAAAGATAGTTATTGCAAGGTTTTTGCCAGCTACAAGTGGTGAGCATAATACTGCTATTGGTTATACAACGACTAACAAGAACACAGCTATTGGTAATTACCATTGGTAATAATAATACAGCTGTTGGTTAAAAAGCTTTATTTTTAAAAACAGCTAAGAACCTCAAAAGGAAGTAATATAAAAAGAGCTACTTCTGTTCTTATGTACGGTAAGCCTAAAAAAACAAAAAAAATTAAAAAAGGAGGTAAAAAGTAATGGGATATACATTCAAAGTCCAGACTTATGATGAGTCAAAGCCAAAGGTTGAAAACTGCGAAGTAAAACCTAAAACAACTAAGAAAAAATCTAAAAAGTGACTAGAAAGTTCAGGCGAGTTGCAAAAGATAAAAAGACAGGTGTTCCTAAAAAATATCTGTCTGGAGCAAAGAACAAGGCAGCGAAAGCTGCTGAGATCAAAAGAACTGCCGAAGCTTATAGAAAAGGCGAGTATATTGATATAAAGGCTGTATCTAAATCACGCACCAAACAAAATGTCACCAAAAAAAGGAAAAAGCGTAAAAAAAGCACCAAAAGCTAAACCTTTAAGTGCAAGAGTAGTGACTGCTTTAGAAAATAAAGCAAAAGATTCAAAGTTTACTTTTGGGGAACTTAAATCTGTATTTAGGAGAGGGCAAGGAGCATGGTTACAAAGTGGATCAAGAAATGTAGATATTAATACTTGGGCCTTTGGTAGAGTAGATAGTTTTGTAACTGGTGATGGTGGGGCAAGAAAGGCAGATGCCGATATACTTGCAAGGGCAAATAAAAGAATTAAAAGCAAAAAAAAGAAGTAATTATGAAACTAACTACCAAACAAAAAAACACCCTTGCAAAACACCAGAAGGCTCATGGTCATACAAAGGCACATATGGATTATATGAAACGTAAGATGAGGGAGGGCATGAGTTTTACCGATGCTCATAATATGGCAATGAGGAAAAAAGGCAAATGACTTTAAGTAAAAAAGAAAAGATTGAACGTAAACTAAAAAAGTATGGCTTAACAGAAGTTAATAAAGCAAAACCAACTCCAAACCACCCCAGAAGTTCTCATGTTGTACTGGCTAAAGAAGGAGATAAGGTTAAATTAATCAGGTTTGGACAGCAGGGAGTAAAAGGGGCTGGCAAGAATCCAAGAACAAAAATGGAAAAGCAAAGAAGAGAAAGTTATTACGCAAGACATAATGCCCAGAACCCAAAACCCACAATTATGTCGGCCTTATATTGGTCACATAAGGTCAAATGGTAATTTTAAGGTAATATTATAAATAAATATTACGATTTTTTATGTCAGAAGAGCCTATCAAGCCAAACCCTTCTCCTGAACAATACGCAGCTTTACAGGAAGAACTACAAAAACTAAAAACTAATAATGCAAAATTATTAGATCAAAATATAAAAGCAAAAGAAGCTGGTAAGGCTATCCCTCCAGATGTTGATGTAAATGCCTTGATTGCTTATAAGCAGAAAAAAGAACAGGAAGAACTTGAGGCACAGGGTAAATATGAGGAGGCAAGAGAAAAACTTGCAACCCAATATCGAGAGGCTGAAGAAGTTAAAAACAAAAGAATACAGGAGCTTGAGCAAGAAAAGAGAAAGCTTGAAGTGGAAGCCCCTGCTGTTAGTGCATTAGCTGATGTTGTACATGATCCACAATATGTCTTGTCAAGAATAAATAGAGATCAACTTGCACGAGAAGCAGATGGCACTGTTGTTATCGTTGACGGTTATAACAGAACACCAGTGAAAGATTGGGCGCAACAAAAGATGCCTCAATGGGTACAGAAAAACCCAAGACCACAGGGCGGTGGAGCAGCAACAACAAAAGTTACTGCTGATGTTATTACGGGAGAAAACAACCCATTTGCACCTGAATCTTTTAACTTAACTGAACAGGCCAGACTATATCGCACAGATATTAATAAATATAATATGCTCAAAAACGCAGTTAGCGGTTAATATAAAGTTAACTTGTTTGTATGAGTTAGGTGTTGTCACCGAAAATTAAAAAATTATTATTGAAATCTCATGGCTACATTGAGATCGGATTTGATAATACCAGAAGTTTTCACCCCCTACTTAATTGAGGAGACAACTCAGAGAGATGCCTTCCTACAGAGTGGGGTTGTAACACCTTTGGCAGAATTAAATCTATCCGCAGAAAGAGGCGGTGACTTTGTAAAGATTCCATTCTACAAAGCTAACTTATCTGGAGACTTTGAAGTTCTTACAGATTCATTATCATTAACACCTGGAAAGATCACAGCCGACAACCAAATCGCTGCTGTTCTTCACAGAGGTCGTGCATTTAGTTCTAGAGACTTAGCTGCATTAGCAGTTGGTGGTGGCCCTGATCCAATGGCTGCTATCGCACAAAAGATGGCTGCTTATGTTAACAACCAGAAGCAGAAGGATTTATTCTCTTGCTTAACTGGAGCATTTGGTTCTATCAACGCAAACGACAGCAACTCTGCTTTATTTGCTTTAACAATTGATTCAGAATCAGGTGACTCTCCAACAACATTAAGTCCAAGACACGTTGCAAAAGCACAGTCTTTACTTGGTGATCAAGGTCAGAAGTTAACTGCTGTTGCGATGCACTCTAAGGTTTTTTATGACCTAGTAGAGCGTAATGCAATAGATAGAATCTATGACAACACTGGCGCACCTGATACAGGAGCAGCTTCAGGTA